ACCTGCCGCAGATATGTATCCTCCTTTCTCTCCTTTCTTCTTTCGCCATTCTCCAGCAATCATTTTAAGTCGTTCCTTCGGAGGGTGCGACATCATTTTGGGCATCATTTCTTTTACAAAATCTCTGTAAGAACTCATTTATTATCATAGGATAATAAATTTTATTATTTTCGATGAATGTTTACTTTGCCTGACCGTGGCCGACAATCGTCTTACCCTTGGCGAAAAGACCACGTCCCTCCGGCATCGTGGAAGCGACAGCCTCGGAACCGACAAGAGACTTGTTACGCTTGACAAGAGAATCGACTTCGCTCTCGGTGAGAGTACCAAGATTGAATAGGGCAGTATCGGCCATAATGGTCATATCTCCACCATAGACAACCACAATCATCACCTCCAATTGAGCAGGTACTTGGGCAAGAACACCAGCATACTCAAAAGGCTTACTATTAATATTAAATGCAATTTGCAAATTAACATTTCCGGATACAGTTCCAGGAAGAGAATCAGATCCAAGAGAAATACCAAGCTGTTTGACAGGGTTAATCGCGAGAACACTTCCAGAACCATATGTCCAATCCTCGAAAGTCGAGTTATAACCGTTATCACACGCCATTCGGAAAAGAGTCTTGGTGCTCGCAGATGCAAGTAAACCAGTGCGCGTACCAATTTGAATTGATACTCCGGCACTCCCGCTATCTTGTCCGATGCCATAAAAGCAATCCGATGCAATACCGCCCTGACGGGTTGAAATAGGATTACGAGCGAACGCATAAATCATCTTGGGCATAGTTTGGAGACGAAGAGTCTGGGATGGGAATTGACTATTGAATGCTGCTCCAGCTGCAGCACCAGTACTCCAAATTTGAGGGAAATATACGACATTTTCATAATCGTATTTCAGGGTGCGTGCGATGGTTGTCAAAGCAGGTTCAGTCTGGATATAGCACAACTCAAGACGGGGATTGCTAATAACAGCAGTAAGAGCGTTGTAAGCCTGAGAAGAAACAAACATATCTTGCAGACCAGAATAATTCATCTGAATGCTCATAGTGTTGAGCTGGCCCAAAAATACCTCATTATCCCAGAGGCAAAATGGCGAAACCATAATGGGCTCTGAAATTTCAAATACCCAAATGGCGTGATTACCACCACCACCACCAGTCGCCGTGTATGAAAGTGGCAAGAAAGATCCGCGCGTAGCCCCAAGGGAATTCTCATATCGGGACAGAGGCTGATTAGAAACCGGATTAAGGGCAGTTACCGCACCTGCCGCGGCAACTGCGGCGGTGACAACCTGATCAGCAAGAAGGGCAGCACGATTATCAGCCATCACAGGACCCTCAAGAGCCTCTCGGGTCAAATATTCTTTGCTAATAAATCGCTGAGTTGCCGAAAGAATTTGACGCGAATTACAGGTTGTGCTCGCTCCATTAATTTGAACCGTTATTGTGTCACAAATTGAGTTCAAAGCGAAGGCCCTCAGCGAAGCTGTGGGAGCCTGAATCGCAACAAAGGGATTTTGGGGAAGACCAATTTGGCCAGCTCCAGCAACGCCACCATCAACAGTTAGAGTATAACGAATGCGGACATTACGACCAACAAGCGTTGAATTGAGACCACCGGGGGTAACAATGTTATTGAAATAAATTTGAGTAGGATAACTCGACCCATCTGCAGGAACCTCAAACTGATTGACATTCTGACCAGTATAAGGGACAAGCTGGGTATAGGTTGACGATACGTTAACTCGATTATCGAGAACAACAGTAGCATCGATTGTGGACATTTTATTCTACGCGGAATAAAATATTTTCTTTTTTTTGGTTGGGTTTTTAATTAGCCAATCAAAATCAGTTTTATTAAATATAGGGAGTTAATCGAGAAAAATAACTTCGGCGATCTGTCTGGAGAGATGCTTTTTGCTCTTATTGTGCTTTGGGAGAGAGGAACGAATAAACTCAACATCGCAACACTCACATCGAATCATCTCGCTACGTTGTGCTTTTATTTTATCCCTATTTGCAAGACGATACTGCTCGTTATACTCTTGTTTGGACTCTTTATGGTCTTCATTGTATTGCTTAGTCTTTTCAATGAAAGATGGGTCTTGTTTCTGCTTTTGATAATAAGAATGTTTATACCCCTTAACCTTATCAGGATTTTTGAGAGCATATTCTTTTGCTTTCGCAATAATCGTCTCTCGATTTTTTTCATAATGACGTTTAGCCTTCTCTCCCATTTTATCTTTATTTTTTTCGTAATACAATTTGTCTCTTTCTTTCTTATTAAGAATATCAAAAGCACGAATACCATTAATAACATTATCTCCCAACAAATCCATCCATTTTTGTTCTGCCTTTCTCAAATCTATTCTGTCGTCAAACTCAACTATCTCCAACTGATTTATTTTAATAGTATTTAATTCGCATTTGGAAAAAATTTGAAAAGACCAACACCAATCTCCATCATTTTCAACACAATTTTTATAATCTTTTTTGTGGTGAGAAAAACGTTGATTCAAAGTTTTTATTGTGCTTCCAACATAAATATCTTCTGTTTCAGTCGAGGTTATCGAATAGACAAATCCTTTCATTTTATTATATTAACGAAAATATAATAAATCAGTTTTATTTTAATGAAAAAATAATATTTAGAACTGGTATTTTCTTATGAAGTCCAACTTGGCGTTCCAGCCACTCCCAGCGTTGATTAACAACGGATACGTTGTGCCATCGATATAACTGTATTGAACATAGAGCTGAACCCTGTCTATCGCATTGTTACTCGCAAGAGCAAACGGACGAAGGAAGTTGGGTTGATAAAGAAGCCATCCAGAATTTTCAATCAATCCAGTAGTGTCTATGTCTACATCAGTGATGACATTGTTAGACTGATTGTTTCCGAAGAAACTTTGAGACACATAGATAGTGGTAGATGAGAAAAGAATCTTGTCAAGCATATTGAAAGCAGTGATAGACTTGTTTGTCTGTACAACTGAATAAGGAGATGCTGGAGCATTTGCTGACAGATATAGCAGATACATAGATGGAGTAATGGTATCAGGCTGGGAGTTGAACTTTAGGAGATTATTGAGTCCGGAATTGAATAGGATACCGTCTGTTGAAGTTTGCAAACCATTGACACTATTTACGTAGTCAGAATTATAATTCAGAGTGCATAGACCTGTTGTAAAGTCCATCGAAACGCTTGGAGCTGTTAGAAATCCTGCCCCATTTCTGTTTGCTCTAACAAAAGCAACCCTAAAAGCCGAATTGATGGCGTCGATAAGAACTTGATATGTATAAATACTGGCTGGACCCGCGTCGATGTTTTCTCCATTTTTTGCAAAGATGCATCCTCCTGGAACAGATGATGTAGTCCAATTTGCAGGAGTCAATGCTAAGGCAGGATACGAACTCAGATTGGCCGACGAAGCGCTTGTGCAAACAAGAAATTCTCCAGTGACAACATTTCTCGTAACTCCGAGTGCCGATACTTCTCCGAGAGATGTAAATTTGAGCGGGTGCTGTGATGAGACACTATATGTTTGTAATGTTGTGGTTGCAATACTTGGGAGAGAATTTACAGATTGCCAAGTAGTAGTAAGAACTCCATAAGGAGTCAAGGCCAAAGTATTTCCAGTCAATGCTCCAACGAAAACTTTATTTGTTGCCGTATCTGTTATGTAAAATATATTTGTATAGTTTTTATCAATTGCAACGCATTGACAACTCGTGAAATCCGCGCCAGTAATAGTGACTTGAGTCCAGCTATACATCGGAGTTAGATTTTTCAAAAAGGTTAGAAAGATATTGCATCCCGATGTTACAACAGTATTAAACAGAAAAGTCCCAGTCTCCGAATAGAATGAAACTGTCTTGTTATCAAAGTTGAGGATAGCCAGTTGATTGCATTCTGCCTTCCGACAAAAGACGTGTCCTGTTGCGAAATTCCCATTTGATACAATCACTGTTGCCGTTGGAAGACCAGAATATGTCGAGTTGAATACCAAACTCGTAATCTGGTTTGGATTTGAAGCTTGACCATATGAATTGGAAACCCATATATTTGGACCATCGAAACATACTCCAAACATCTGCTGTGGGCCTGCGAATGGCATAAACGCGGGTTGTGTTAAAGTTGGAGTCGTGGGATCCGTCATAGTATAGATTGACATAAAAGAGCCTTGCGTCACTGCTAAATAACTAACTCCGGTATTAATACCTGCTCCAATATAACAGAAAGCATTAGGGAATGTCAATTGGGATACCGGAGTATCTGTTGGTCCAGACAATATTTGCACTATTGTTGTATTACCTTCTGTTCCAACCGCTACAGCACTCCATTGGGTTCCCCCATCATCTCCTCCTCCGTAAAATCCGTATGCATATAGCCCTGCAGCAACAGTAACAGTAGAATTAATCACAGTAAACACCTGAGATGGCATCGAAATAGTGCCAGTAATTAAATGAAGAATACCCTCCGGACCAAGGCCAGAAATACAACCGTGAATGACACCATTCGCATCCGTGTAAACTCCAGCAAGTTGTGCATCAGACAGGCTATATTCGACTACAATGCCAGCAAAGTTTGCGACATAATCAACCTGATTAAATGCGGTTGTCGTTGTAGGCATAGGGAAATTAACTCCAACTGAAACCATATTCGTAAGATTATCTATTCCTCCGGCAGTGAATAGGACTCGAGGAGAAATTGGGATATTTGATTTGTAAAGATTATTATCTTGTCCAACTGCGAAAGCCAATCCAGTATTGGTTTGAAAGTCAAAATTTTCAATTCCAACTGTAGGAGATACTTTAAAATTCGTTTGGATTATTGCCTCGAGAGGTTGGGTATTGCTCTGTGTATCGAGAGTGTATAATACGGATGATAAGGGGGAAGCAATCAAACTATTTCCATATGCACAATAAGTATCGGGAGACGAAGTTATAGAAGTTATGAGTGATTCGGCAATATAGGCATATGGAACACCTCCAGTCCCGCCTGAATAAGGAAAGGAGTATACACCATAACCATCAATCGCCACACCATAACCAACTTCTTGAATAGGCATTAGGGCTTGTTTCCCGTTATTCCACTCTCCTCCATCAGAAATTGCTAGAGTGGTATTTATATTTTTTAGTGTATGGGGGGCGGTAAGAGTCGTTCCATACAAAAATGGTTCACTATTAAGTCCAGTAAGTAAAAACGCATTTTCATCGTGAAGGATAGCAGATTGATTTCCGAGATGAGTTATTTCAGTTAGAGGGATAGGAGATGAAATAGGATTATATAGAGCATCATATACCTGAATCATATTCGTGTTGTATCCAACAATAGTTATTTGGTCAGAGCACACCGTTGAAACATTAAAAAGTGGATTGTTGTTAAAATCAACAAGGATAGTTGTGACCAACTTCAAATCTACATTGGTTAAACTATTGGTATTCGCAAATACTTGGACTCCAGAATTGAGGGAGGCAAGATAAATAACTTGATTCCTGTCAATTGTAATACATTGTAAATCTGTATAAGTATTATCACTTATGTATACGGTTGGAGACTCAGTAGCGTTTGAAAAAACGTAAAATAGAGTATTTGGCAGATTAACGCCATTACCACCTATACAATACAAATTTTCGTAATCATCCACAACAAACATCGATATATACGGGATATAGGCTGATAAGTCTACTGATCCAAGTGGCGTCAAGACTCCAGTATCAGAATATTGGGATTTTGTAATCACTCCGCCATTTGACTTCCAAATAATATTTGCAGTCGTTGTATTTAGTTGTTCGACATATGCAGATCCCGATGATGAACCCTGACGAAGCTCGATTTGCCACGCGTGGAAAGGAATATTCGACTGTGTAAGTGGGATAGTATCGAGCGGAACTTTTGCCTTTACCAGTCCAACTTGGAACTGAGAAGCATCTTTAATCAGTGGATAAATTAGTTTTTCATCGACTAATGCTGGGGTCTGTTGACCTGTGGGTGGCACATATTGGGCCGCCGTGTAATAAACATTGAGTGTCTGGGCAATGTTTGACATTTATTAGAGGATTAAATTATTTAATTTAATTCTATCCATAAATTATTATCTTGGGAACTCAATGCGGAGTTTTTGTAGATCTAATTCTGCTTCCTCAAGCGTCTTAAATAAATGAGAAACTACTTTTCGATTTGAAATAGAATATGTAACTCTATATCTTGGATATATGTGCATTCTATATTCTCCGCTCGCCAGAAGACGATTGCTTTTTTTATTTTCAAACGAAATACAACCTCTAACAATTCTATTGAGTTGATTTTCTGAATTTGATACCCATCTCAAATTTGTATAGACATTGTTGAGGGGATTTCTATCAATATGATCTACCATATTTCTGGTTTCTGATTTACCATCAATAAACGCCATAGCAACAAGACGATGAATTCCTGTAGATTTTTCATTTTTATTTTTCGTCAAACATATTATGTGATATCCATTTGATAATTGTGGCCTCAATATTTTATTTCGACGGTAAGATTTTACTTCCCCAAAATTACTAACTTCATATAATTTTTCATAACCAACAACATCTCTCCATTCTTCAAATAATATTGTAGCCATTTATTACTTATGTGCAACCGTTTAAATCACTATTATACTGTGTTCTCCTATGGCATATTGTGGGATTGTTTTCTTGAAAAAGACACATCGAGTCTTCATTGCCATAATCTGATCGATAATTTTTTTATCTAATCCGGCGTATGTTGACAGTAGAACTTTTACATCTCTTTTATTTGCCGATGGAAATAAGGCATAATATTGTGCTTCTCGAATACATACTTTAGTTGAATGTCCGTTGCAACAATTATGACTCACAGTAATAGTGCTTGTAAATCTATGACGACCTCTTTCCATAAAAATATCCCTGAGTTCAAGATACCGTTTTGCAACTTTCTTCGGGAAACTCTCACAATCATCAAAAATAACCACACTATGCTCCGGAATATCTTCGATTGTAAATTCCTTTTTGAGTTCCTTTTCCACATCATCCAGATTGACACGTATAAGATTTTTTATTTTATCCATTGCTTTATCCTTTTCAACTGGAGAAAATAAGAAAATACCTGAGCCTTTTTTTACTGGGTGTTGTTTTAAAAATTCTGCTATCCAGTGTGATTTACCGCTTCCAGAAAGTCCAGAAACAAATATACGATAACTGTCCTCTTCTATGACTGGAAATACATTTGTATCTGTTCCATAATCAAGATGTCGTTTCAATGATTCTGTTACATAATCTTTAGCATTGTGATATTTACGGTTTAATTTTCCATCTACTTCTACTCCCTTTTCATATGCCGATACCAACTCCTTTATATCCGATGTTGATAATTTGTTATCTAGGTGAAGATACTTCTTAAATATTTCGACCTTATGCTCTCGTGTGGTATCAAGCTCTGGGTCGTCTTCTTCTTCAGTGATATAGACACAATCTTTCTTGTCTTCATTTAGTATTGCAACTTTTCTACCACTTGTTAATGAAATCATTTATTAATGTGAAATAAAAATATAGTTATAATAAATGAAGAACGTTCTTATGATCGGAGTAGGTGCATTGGCTAAGACGATGCTTGAGCTTTGGAATTTAGAAGGAATAGTTATTGAGAAACTTATAGGTATAGATCCGGTCGAATGCGAACTGTGGGTAAAGGAGATGTGGCCACAAATGGAATATAAATGTATGGCGTTGACAAAGAAGAATCTTGTCGCCACATTAAAACCCTTGTTAGAGTCGAGACCATTTGTGTTTGATCTAAGTGTTGATGTGGACTGTGTTCCAATTATAAAACTATGTAGAGATATGGGATGTGTCTATCTCAATTCCAGCATAGAGAGTTGGGGAGATAAAACCCCTTGGATATTAAATACGACAGATAAGGGACTATATGATCGGAGTCTCTACAAACGCCAAATTGAAGTTGAGAAACTTTTAGGGACGAAGAAGACCTCAACGATTCTAACGAATCACGCTCAGAATCCCGGAATGGTGTCGAGTTATGTTAAGCGGGGGTTGATCGATTATGCCCTAAAACACGGAACTCGAGAGGACAAACAGCTTGCTAAAGGACTCGATTCCGGCAAAATTAAGCAGACTGAGTTTTGTAAGTTGGCGAAAAGTCTGGGATTGGAGGAAGTCCACATCTCGGAGATAGACACACAGAAGTTTAACAAGAAGTTTAAGAAAAATCATTTTTATTCGACTTGGTCTGCGGTCGGTTTTGTCGCAGAGAGCCTTGACCCGATACAGTGCGGGTGGGGAAGTAATCGCGATCCCAAAGAGGGATATAAGCCTACCGTTGGTGAAGGAAATGTAAGAATCTTTCCAACGCGTGGGATGGACGCAAAATGTAAGAGTATAACACTTGGATTAAAAGGAGAAGAAATACCGATCAATGGTATGCTTATTCCTCACGCAGAGGCAGATACAATCTCTTCTTTCTTGACTGAAGGAGACTATAGCCCCACTGTCTTCTACGTCTATCAGCCATCGAGTTTAGCGTTGGAAAGTCTTGACGCTCTGAGAAAGGCAGATTATCATCCTCCTCCACATAAGAATTGCTATGTGATGCGCAATGATGATGTTATTTCTGGATTCGACAGTGTCGGAACACTCCTACTTTTCAAGGATGGAAAAGCACATTGGACTGGAAGCGTTGTATCTGTAGAGTTTTCCAGAGGTCTCGGATTTAAACATAGCAATCCTACAATCGTTCAGGTTGGAGCCGGTGTTTGGGGAGCTATGAAGTGGATAGAAAAACATAAAAAAGAAGGATACACCGAGCCTGAAGATCTTGATTACAAACAAATCCTGAATTATGCTATGCCATATCTCGGAAAGTTCTATAGCAAAACATTATAATTTAATTTATTATTTTCTATAATAATAAATGTCAACAACTGGACTCTATTTAGGTAATGTCCAAGTAACTAATTTTCCAGGATCTCAGGGAATCACTGGAGCCGTTAATATTTCCGATTCATATGGACATCCTACTGTTTCTTCTTCTGGCAAATTCCAAGTCCAAGATGTGGATGCGGAATCATCTCTTGCAAGTATTGTTTCTGGACTCTCAGGAACGTTAACTGTGACAGTCACCAACGCTATCGTGGTTGAAACAGACTCTAATTCTCTCGCAGTGACGGTAGGAAATTTCCCGACAAGTCAACCCGTGTCGATTGATAATGTATCAGCAAACAGTAGTTGTTTGAATGTAGGACTTTACGATTCTACTGGGGCACCATTTACACAGACTCATACCGTCGGGGCACTTGATGTAAATATCGCCTCTGTGTCTTCTGGAGGGGTGCCAATCCTCGATTCATATGGAGACTTGGTTGGCTCTGTGTCAGAATGTTTAAAAACTGCACTTTTCGATGGCTCCGCAAATGCTATTTCATCAACAGGTGGCTCCCTAAATGTCCAGACTCAATCTGGTTTGGCACTTGATTCTTCTGTGCAAACTCTCATCAATCAAAATCTCAACAATGGAGGCACAATGTGGAATGCTACTGTGGTTAGTGATGGTGATGTTTCTACTCCTATTGATTTATCTACAAAGCAAGTAGTGACTGCATCTTTCTTCGGAAATATCGTATGCGACCCATTAGACACTCCAATAATTACAATTTATTATAGTGCAATTGGAACAACTGGAACATTTTATCAGTCTCAAAATACTATGCAAGGACTAGCAACTGGAGGAGGTGATTTCAGTCTCGATTGTGTATCAAACGCCCATTATATTCAGGCTAAAGTCACTGGCTTGACATCTGGCGGGGCGGGCTCTGGGACCATTACAATGTATCTCAATTGCGCAAGCCCCTAACGCTTCGCGACGGAGTTAACTCTTTCAAAACATATCGACTCCCTATCCTTGCTCAATCCTCCTCCCTCGATTCTAACATCTATCCTACACACGTCAAGACAATCTGCACCATAATACCTATGCAGATATTTCTGTGGGTTATTACTCCCTTTAACAATTAAATTCCCAAACTTATAATCTTGTAGCGGATAGAACTCTTTCTTCAAATAGAAACAATTCTTAAACAATCTCCTATCTCCAAGACACAATCTTATTTGGTCATTATGCTTTTCCCATTTGAAAATGTCCAAAGTCGGTGTCCCAATTATGGCTCCTGTATCATTATTCTTACACCACAGTCCTCCAACATATACCTTAATTAACGTTGGACTTGTCACTTCAATTCCAATCTCGTGATCTCCATCTTTTCCCATCTTTGTATATAGAATGTGTGCCAACTCTTCAAAATTATTATGGAACACTCCGATATCAATGTCGTCATCATATGGGATAAGTCCATCGTGTCTTACCGCTCCCAGTAATGTCCCTCCATCAATAAAATAAACAATCTTCTCCTTTTCCAAGACACGAGCCACCTTATCAAGTAGCATCTCGAGGATCTCCTTGTGTTGGCTAGGTATCTGGTATATCTCTGGTATATTCCATTCGGCCATTTATTATAC